GAATTACAAACAATAACCTCCGAAGCAGAAAGACAAAGACTACTGGTTGCTGTTGAAAGCAAAGATAAACAAATCGGACAACTGACCGACAAACTAGCAAGGCTAGAAAAGAGAAACATTCCTCTTTATGTAGTTGCTGGTGTAGTCGCTGGCGCTATTATCGGAGGCGGCATTACCGTTACTATTATTTCAGCAGTAGGAAACTGAGATGGATAAACCAAAACTTGACTGGAACGACATTGCTCGCTACGAACAGGCGATAGGCAAGAAATACGGCCAGGAAGCAGTAGACAATATTAGAGGCTACTGGAACGATGATAAAGAACAGGTTTATTTAGAGCAACTAAAGGTTCTAAAGCAAAAAGACCTAGACACTTGGGACAAAGAGCGAAAAGTAGATAGTAATGGTTTTTTTATCACAGAAAAACTACTTACAAGAGATAGTTCCTATGTTCCTTGTCCTGTTTGCTCAAAAGCAGAGAACAACGCTAAAGATGACTTCTGTTTGAAGAAATTTGATTGTTGTTTTAACTGCTATATTCAATGGGTAGAAGGAAGAGAAGAAAGATGGAAAACAGGCTGGAGGCCCAATAAAAATGGCAACAATTCTTGAAGTAGTACAAGCAATCTCACAAATCGTTGGTGAAATGGGCTATGACGGTGCTAAGACCCGAAGTGGTGAGCCAGTCAAAATCGGCCTTAGAAGAGAAGAAGGAAACCCTCTTCTTGATAAAAGAGTAATGGATGGTTTCGGTGTAAAGTTTGCTGGCGATCAACTTATCGTCACTTACCACTCCGAAATTATGCTAAATGAAATTTACAAGGGCAACCTTGAATCTGAAGTAGAACAAAGAATTCAAGAAGTCGTAAACTTTATCAAGAAAGAATACAAAGGCACAGCAAAGGCAAAAGGCTCTCTAACCCTAACTCCTCTTGGAGAAGTCAAGGTCCGTGCCGAGAACTCTTCCCGCGTTCGCTATTGGGTCACAGCACACAGAGCTTATCAAATCAAAGCCGAAGGTGTTGATCCGGTAAAGGCCGAATCAAAAGACTCAGTAGAAGCCAAGTTTAAGCAATTTATTGAACTTGGTGGTCTTGGTGGTAAGAGGCCACAAAACGACACAAGAAAGGTCAGATGCCTCCGATCTTAACAAAACAGGAGATTCTAAAAGAAATAGTCAAGTCAGGTAAAGATGCTGTCTATTTCATAAACTCCTATTGTAAGATTTCCCACCCTCAACGCGGTCTTATTCCATTTGAACTTTATGACTTCCAAAAGGAAGCAATTCAAGACTTCAACGACTATCGTTTCAATGTCGTTCTCAAAGCCAGGCAATTAGGTTTCTCCACCGTAACGGCGGCCTACATTGCTTGGCTTTTGCTTTTTCACCGCGATAAGAACGTTCTAGTTGTCGCAACCAAGTTTACCGTTGCTTCTAACTTGGTGAAGAAGGTAAAGAACATCGTCCAGAATCTCCCTAAATGGTTGAAGATTTCGGACATCAAAGCAGACAACAGAAGTTCATTAGAACTAACAAATGGCTCACAGGTAAAGGCTTCTTCTACTTCCGGTGATGCTGGTCGTTCGGAAGCCTTATCTCTACTCGTTATTGATGAGGCTGCATTCGTAGAAGGTCTGGACGAACTATGGACCGGTCTTTATCCCACCCTCTCAACCGGTGGTCGCTGCATCGCATTATCAAGTCCTAACGGTGTAGGAAACTGGTTTCATAAAACCTATTCAGATGCCGAATCAGGAAAGAACGATTTTCATCCTATCAACTTGCCATGGACCGTTCATCCCGAAAGAGATCAAGCTTGGTTTGATAGAGAAACAAGAAACATGTCTCCTCGCCAAATAGCGCAGGAATTAGAATGTTCTTTCAACTCTTCGGGTGAAACAGTTATTAGTTCAGAACATTTATCCAGAATTGATTCTGAAATTAAAGAACCTTTATTTAGAACCGGTTTTGATAGGAACCTATGGTTATGGGAGCAATATGAAACAAATAGTACTTATCTGCTGGTTGCTGACGTTGCAAGAGGTGACGGTGCCGATAACTCAGTTTTCCACATTACAAAACTGGAAACTATGGAAGTTATTGGTGAGTACCAAGGCAAACCTACTCTTAGCGACTTTGCCTATCTTCTAAACAACACAGGAAGAGAATTCGGCAATTGTCTTTTGGTAGTAGAAAATAACTCTTTAGGCATTTCTGTACTTGAAAAGTTAAAAGAAATGGGTTATCCTAATCTTTACCATTCAACAAAAGGTTCTCACGAATTTGTAGATTCATCCGAGTCTTATGATAGCGATAGAGTTATTCCTGGCTTTACAACTTCCTCCAAAACAAGACCCCTTGTTATCGCAAAGATGGAAGAGTTCATAAGAAACAAGCAAATCAAGTTTTATTCATCAAGGTTGGCCGCTGAATTCAAGACATTTATTTGGGTTGATAATAGGGCACAAGCGATGCGTTCTTATCACGACGACCTAGTTATGTCATTGGCAATTAGTTGCTGGGTCAAAGACACGGCGCTTACAGTCAACGTAAGAGAAATAGAATACAAGAAGGCTATGGTAAACTCTATGGTCACTACAAATAGCGTTTTTGTAACTTCAATTCCAGGCATGAAAGGTCATAAAGTAAATGGCTTCAAACAAGAAACTTGGGATAGAGCATTACAACAAAAGCAACATAGTTGGATATTAGGCTAAAGGGCTAAAAAATGGCAAAACAAGATAAGAATCCAAGAAACCCAGCGACCGACTTATTCCAGAGACTAACCAAAGTCTTCTCCGGTCCAATGGTGAATTACAGAACTCAATCCACTAGACGACTTCGCAGATCGTTAATGGACAAGTACTCTTCGCAGTTCCGTTCTGCTTCGGGTCAACAGTTCAAACGTTCACAACTTTACGCATTCTCAAATATGCAGAATGCTATTATGATCAACCACAACCGCTCCGAGCGTTATGTGGACTTTGATCAAATGGAATACACACCAGAAATAGCTTCTGCCCTTGACATCTACGCCGACGAAATGACAACCTATTCAGCATTACAACCAATGTTGAATATCAAATGCCGCAACGAAGAAATCAAAGGTGTCCTTCAGTCTCTTTACCACAATGTCCTAAATGTAAATTTCAATCTTTTCGGTTGGTGCAGAACAATGTGTAAATACGGAGACTTCTTTCTTTATCTAGACATTGATGAAACACAAGGCATTACAAGCACCATTGGTCTTCCACCACAAGAGGTAGAAAGACTTGAAGGCGAAGATAAAACAAATCCAAACTACGTTCAGTTCCAATGGAACTCTGCTGGAATGACTTTTGAGAACTGGCAGGTTGCTCACTTCCGTATTCTTGGAAATGATAAGTATGCTCCTTACGGAACCTCTGTCCTTGAAGCAGCCCGACGCATTTGGCGACAACTTACCTTGTTAGAAGATGCGATGATGGCTTACCGAATTGTCCGCGCCCCAGAACGCCGTGTATTCAAGATTGACGTTGGTGCTATTCCTCCAAACGAAGTTGAACAATACGTCCAAAAGGTCATTACCTCTTTGAAGCGTAATTCTATTATGGACGACACAACCGGTCGTGTTGATCTTCGCTACAATCCACTATCTGTTGAAGAGGACTACTATATTCCTGTTCGCGGCGGTTCAGCAACAGACATTTCTTCCCTTCCAGGCGGAACATTTACTGGCGACATTGATGATGTTAAGTATCTCCGCGACAAGTTATTCTCTGCTCTAAAAATTCCTGCTTCTTACATTTCAAGAGCAGAAGGCGCAGAAGAAGATAAAACAACTCTCGCTCAAAAGGATATTCGTTTCGCTAGAACAATTCAAAGACTACAAAGAATCGTTGTGTCCGAGTTAGAAAAGATCGGCATCGTCCATCTTTACACTTTAGGCTTTAGAGGAGATGACCTTCTCAATTTCTCGCTCAGTCTCAATAACCCTTCTCGCATTGCTGAAATGCAAGAACTAGAACATTGGTCTACAAAGTTTGACGTTGCTGGCAAGGCAACCGAAGGCTACTTCTCCCGTCGTTGGATTGCCGAGAAGCTATTCAATATGTCCGAAGAAGAATTCCTACGCAATCAACGTGAAATCTTCTATGACCGTAAGTTTGATGCTCAGATCAACGCCGTCGCTGAGAAGATGCAAGAAGAAGCCGGTGCCCTCGGCGGCGGTGGTGGTCTTGGTGGTATGGGAGGCGCTGAACTCGGTGGTGCCGAAGGTGGCGCTCTTGGCGGCGAAGGAGGAGGCGAATTACCAAGTCCAGAAGCCGGTGGTGAAGCAGCAGCCGCACCAGAGGCGGGAGGAGCAGAAGAACCACTATTGGCCGCTCCTGGTGGCGCTCCAGGTGGAGGCGGGGGAGAACTTCCAAGCCCAGGAGAAACACTCCAAGAAGAAGAAATGGACGAACTCAAAATTAGAAACGGTAGAAAAGTTAGAAAGGTCGTTAGCCCAAGTGGTAGTTGGAATTACTATTCAGACAAGCCACGCAACAAAGGTTCTGTCGCAAGAAAGAAAAACATCACTTCCGTTCACACACCAGAATCAGTTTTTGGCAAAACGAGACGTTCTGTTGCCGGTTTAGACGGTTTAGTTGGTTTGGCAAGAGGTGCTGTTTTTGAAGGCAAAACAACTAATTACTCTGAGGAAGAAGCAGATGTCTTCCGCACCGAAAAAGAAATAAATAGACTACTTGAATCATTGGAGAAGAAGAAATGAGATTACGCCATAATAAGAAAAGAAACACCGCTTTTCTTTACGAACTTCTCGTAAAGCAATTTGCAGTTGCCTCATTACAGCAGAATAAAGAAATGGCAGGACAAATAAAAGAAGTTCTTGCCACTTTCTTCAAGTCAGGAAAGCCACTAGCCCAGGAACTTTCCTTATTCCGCACTCTTTACGAGACAAATAGCGTAGATGGTTTTACAGCCATGCGTCTAGTTCAAGAGAGCTATCGTGCTTATCAAACGTTAGACCACAGAACAATTTTCAACGAGCAAACAAAGTTGATCAACTGGATCAATAAGAACATCGGACAAAATTGTTTTGAAACATTTATGCCTAACTATAAGACTATGGCGACCATTTCACAAATTTTCGGATCCGACACCGATGTAAAACAGAAGGTCATTCTTGAACGCAAGCTTATCGGAACTCTTATGGAAAGACCAGTTGAGCGCAAGAAGAACGAAATGCAACCAATTGATAACCTTGTTTATCGTCAAGTAGTTCAGAACTTCAATAAAAAGTACAACAGCAACCTAAACGAATCACAACGTAAGCTTATTGAGAGTTATGTTCTTTCTATTAGCGATGGTGGAATGCAGTTCCAATTCCGTCTAAACGAAGAGATTTCCAGAATTAAGGAAGCAATTACTACTTATAAAGATAGTGATAAGCAACTTGCTTCAAGACTTGGTTCTGTTTTGGAATTGATTGAGTCCTTCAAGAAAACCCCACTCAACGAACAAGTCCTTGAAAAAGTTCTCAAACTACAAGCACTTGTAGAGGAGATAACCAACAATGGCGATAACAATTAAGTTTGGTTCTTCCGAACCACAGCAAGTTGAACCAAGCGAAATAGTCAAACTCAAAATCTCAAAGAGTTTGAATGATGAAGTCATGGTTTTCGATCACGCAGACATTTACATTGTTATCCAACCAAAGAGCAATAAACTTGTTGCTTTCGCCAAGGACATTATGAGCGACTATGTTTATGGCGCTCAAAATAGATTATTTCACTACCTCACCAAAAGAGGTCTTGTGAATCCAGAAACAGTCCAAGGCGGAAACGTCTATGATTCTATGGAAGCAAAGTATTATCCATCAGATAAATTTGATGTTATCAAGTTGCTTCTTATCAACCTATCTCGTTTTATTGAGGATGAAAGACCTTACTTTGAATTTGTTGAAGACTACGAAGAAATGATGACTGATCGTTTCACGGATCCAACCGACGAAGATTCAACCAAGCTTGGCGAGGTTCCACAGCAAAACAAGAAAGGCACCGTTGGCGCTTCACCATTCACTTACGGAAATGCCTATTATTGGCAGTCCTTCACTTATTGATGGAATTACTATGCTCCAGTTATTGTGGTTTATTCTCGCTTCTTATGGTCTAACCTATCTTGTCGTTTATGCGTCAATATTTAATAGCATTAGACCTTCCAAAGAATGGCTAAATGGTTTCGGAAAATTATTCCATTGTCCTCTATGCTTTGGATTCCACGCAGGTTGGATTTTATTTTTACTTTCTCCTT